CATTGGATGACCCGCACGGTGTAGGCCTAGAAGGACCCGCGATTTACCTTGCCGACCTCCTTAGCAACGTTTGTGGTGAGGGCTTGGCGTAGGTATGGGCCAAAGGATCGCGTGACGCTTGTTTCTATGACACGCACAGCGGGGAATCGTGCAGGGTATTGGCCTGGCTGAACAGCAAGGAATAAGGCACGCAGTTGATGGTTGCGTTCACGCCTGTAAACGCCGGGTGTGCGGCTGCCACCGCGTGGTTTGCCGATGAAGATGTTGCTGCCTGTGCGGCCTGTGTTGCCGACACTGTTGACGATCTTGACAAGGTTGGACTGACTGACGTTGCCAAACCTGTCTTTCTTCATGAACCGCGTTGGCACAAACTTTGTGCCGCGTGCAATGTCGCCCTTAGACAGCGATGCAAACTCAATCTCAAAGCCTTTGACTGCACGGGCAGTGCCAAGGATGTTGCCTGACAAATAGCGGTTGCGATCACCTCCAAGATCTTTAGGCCTGACAAAGATCTGTAGGTTGCGCTTCTTAGCTGTAGTAGCAAAGAAGCCTTTAGAAGTGAATGGCTTGGGCTTGTCTAGGTATTGCTTAGATGCGCCCTCTAAAGCTTTGAAGGCATTGCGTTGCTTGGCCTGTGGGAGGGCACGGCCAGACACGCTGGCGTTCATTGCCTGAGAGATGCTGAACGGCAGCTGCTTGGTGTGCTCGTTCGTCCACTTGATAGCTGTAGGCAGCTCAGATTTGATGTCTAGTTGTATTGCCATTAGCTGCCTGGGCTTTTGTCCAGTATTGCTGCAGCTGCAGGCATTTGGGCTCTACGAGGTGCATAGAGCTGACAACGCCTACAAACGCACCAGGGCCGTCACCTACCTGAACTCTGACGCAACCATCCTCTAGGGTGCGGATCTTGCAGACGGGCATAGGCGTCTCTGAGGCGCTGCTCATAGTCAAGGAAGGCTTTGAGGTCATTGTGCCGCTGTTGCTGGCGGAGTCGATCGTCAGTCATTTGAGTTCGCGCAGCTCTGCGCGTTTGAGGGTGTCAAGGATTGACTCATAGATGACCTGCTCAGTTTCAGAGTCAAGCTCTAGGCGGTAGCGGTCAAGCCACTCAGCAAGTGCGTCATAGGCGAGCAAAGCGCCTGCTTGTGGGTCGATGTAGGTGTCAGCGAGCTTCATGACGTGAGGGGGAGCAGTTTTGTTGTCGGGGGATGGATCGGCAACACCGAGCCGCCCTGCCTTTCCCTGAGTCACTCAGGGTGTTGTATAGCTTTCAGCCTGTTCAGTCAGCAGGCATCAGGCTCCCCGACGTGAGGATCAAGCCTCCAAGCGATCAAGAGCACGCTCAAGGCGCTGGAACATTTGATCATGAGTAGCCAGCTCATCGGCGTCCAGCAGATGCGTGTGCTGGCCTTCAAGGGAATCAAGAAGGCAGAGGACTTGTTCGCGGTTGAGCTTGAGAGTTGTCGTCATTGGCTTTGGTGTTGTGGGATCTCCCCGACAAATCAATAATGGCATACCAGGGGCAAGGGCGCAAGCCCTCAACCCTCGCGTGCTGTTTTGTAACCGGCCTGCCTGAGGGAGGTCCAGAGGGCGCGGGCCACCTGAAGACAGGTGCGCTCAGTGCGACCAGCCGCCATAAAGGAATGGCCCTTAGAGGATTTAAGCCTGTATATAGAGACGGTCATGGTGTCGGCATCGCCGTATTGAACAAATTCGACACAGGCAGTTTTGATGCCGCCCTGGTTGATTCGGTAGAGAGTGTGGATTGCGGTGCTTTCCATTTGAGGCGAGGTGTTGTGCGGTCTCCCGCTTGATCAATAGTATGGCATACCAGGTAGAGGGTGTCAACACTCACCAGTCAGGTTCGTCTGAGACTTTTCCTACATCCCCAACAGGGGGTGCATCAGGCTGGTCACGCAACAGGTTGCGGAAGTTCTTGCCGACGTACCCAGGAGGTGGCACGTCAAGATCCTGCATCGTCCAGTAACCCTTGCCTATCCCGTCCCGCAGCGTGCGCAGGACAGATTGCAAGTCATTAAGTGGCTGCATCAATAGGGCCTGCTCGCCTTGTACTCAGCGTCGGCCTGAGGGTGCAGCAGAAACCTGCCGGGCATGATGCCCTCAACAGGCGGGCAGTACGTGCAGTAACGCCCTAGGTGGTCATAGCGGCCCATGCAGTACGGGGCAGCAGGACGCACACGCCCATCCATTTGGTTCAAAGCTGACTCCATGTCGCCTGCGCGTATGGCCTTGTATTCAGCCACAGCGCCAGGCTTGGCATTGACAGGGACCGTGGCAAAGACGAAGTGCTCAGCAGCTTCAGGTTCAAACAGTTTCATCAGAGCATCCAGGAGGGCTTGCGTTCTTGCGGCTGCTTCTCTTCCAAGTACGTGCAGTAGTAGCCCTCACGGAGCCATCTGTCGCACATTGGCAGCCTTTGCTGGAAGGTGTCATCAGAGCGCCTCTGACTCTCCTGGTCAGCGGCTTCTATGGCACGCATTAGGTCATCAGCAGACACCTCATCAGGCACGATCTGCATCCACATCTCAAGGGCTTTGCCTTTTGGCTGAGAGCTGACGAGGTGCTGACAGGCTTGGTAACGCTTCCAGAAAGCCTCAAACTCAGGCGACCCCTTGGTGGCCTTAGCGCGTGTTTTTCGCGCTTTTTTTTCAGTTTTAACCTTAAAAGTATTTATTTCGCTCGGATGTTCTTTGGCCAAAGACTGAACAGCCTCTAGCTGCAGCGGAGGTTGTTCTCCTGCTGCGCTTGCAGGTTGCTTTGGCGATTGCTGAATTTCTGTCAGCGGGCGTAGGTTATCTAGTGGCTCGGATCCGCCAGCAGAGCACGTGGCTAATTTAGCTACCCCGTCAACCCCTTGAATCCCTAAATCGATGAGATCCCTGATGACAGCTGACTTGTTGCGGAATGGTTTGACCTGCGAGGACAGCCATATCAGCTGTTCCTCTGTGATTCTGACGTTGATCTGTGGCACAAACGGTTGACGTTGCATCGCAAAGGTGCCACGTTTGCATCGCATACGCAACCCATTTGTGAGACAACTGCTAGATCCCGTTCCAGGGCTGGAGTTTTACCCAGATCCGCATCACCGTTACCGATACAAAGGCGAGTGGCTGCCCTACACGGTCACCCAGGTTTTAGACCACGACCTCAAGCCGTTTTTGCGTGCCCAGTTCGAGAAGACAAAGGACGGCCCTGATGGCTGGAAAGCGCGAGGCGATGCAATCCACAAGGTCTTTGCCAACCACCTGCGTGGCGAAGGCAGCATCCACGAGGACAAGTGGTCGCCATGGATCGACACACTGCTTGCTGAGCCCCTGCTGCAGGACATTACGCCGCTTGCTGTAGAGCAGCCCTTGGTCAACACGATCAAGCGGGTAGGTGGCACGCCTGATGCGATCTTCATCAAGGGTGACGACATCTACATTGCTGACCTCAAGACCGTCAGCAAAAAAGAGGGTGTATCTAGTCGCAAAGAGGCACTGCCCCAGTTGGGTGCTTATCTTGAATTTGCCGCAAGCTGCTATCCCGGCGTGTACGTCACCAAGCTGGTGACGATCATTGCTGGCCCAGGCAAATGCAAGCTCCGGTTTTCGGAGCTTGAACAAGCCACGGACGCATGGCAAGACGCTTGGGGCCGTTTCTCTGTTCTACAGCCAGATTTTTGATGAAGTGCCCTGAGTGCGGATGCTCTTGGATCAGCGTCCTTGAATCACGTCACACAAGCGAGAAAGCCATAAGCCGACGACGCCAGTGCAAGGGATGCGATCACGTCTGGGCCACTGCTGAGGTGCCTGTGCCGGACGGAGAGTGGGGCTACAAGGCAACACCTAGGTTCAATGGCCGCGACAAGGCTGAGTTTGGCGTCAAGGCAAGGATGCTTGAGCGCTTGGCATCTGCGTGAACTGGTCTGAGATCCTGCGCAAGGGGGGCGTGCCCGAGCCCCCTGGCTATTTGGAGACTGTGAAGCGAGTGCAACAGAAGCCAAAGAAAAAGAAGAAAGGCAAGGCCAAGCGTTGACATGGCATACCAATAGGGGCATGATGCTGCGCATGAGCCCCTTCTCTCGTTCGCTCATGAACCGCAAAGACATCAACTATCGCAGTCCCGGCTTCTATGACCCGGAACACCGCAGCCCCAAGACCAACGGCATCATTGTTGCCATTTTTTGCGTCCTGCTTGGCGGTGCTTTTTGGATCAGTCTCACTGACACTCTCGACCGGCAACAAAAATCGCATTGTGAGCAGGGCTGGCAAGCCGCGTGTGAGGCACTGAAATGACAAAGGAAAAACAATACGCTGATTATTACCGCGAGATCTTTAAGGCTAAAGAAGCCAAGCTTATGGATGCTGTCCAAAGAGCAACAAAAAGGATGCTTGCTCATTGCATAATCATTGAGCAATCCGGGCTGTCTTTAGATCACAGCGGTTTAGATGATTACAGGAATGAACTGATTGAGTTTGCAGATGTTTCTCAGTCAATACTTGAATGTTTATGGACTTGGGACATGCACGCTGCAGACGATGAGGAAGACCAGTAAATGGGCCGTGGGATTTATTGGAACACCCGGCCTGAGGACACCGTCAAAGCTGCCAAGGCCAGGGCCAAGGCAGCACTTAACGAACAAGACCCAAAGCTCACAAAATTAGAGCTTGCTTTTTACCTTGCCCTCAAAAATGAAAACAGTCAGCATCAACCTTGATCAGTCACGTTCTGACAAGCTTGCCAAGCTTTCAGAGGCCACAAAAGGCAACATGACCAATGTCAGCATTGCTGGTGAGCACATTGAGTTTGAGCAGCCCAAGCTCAGCTCAACCAAGCTTGCCCAGGCCCTGCTCAACTCTGCAATCGACAAGGCTTATGCCCAGCTCCCCAGCTAGTTTCACGTTCCGCGTTCTTGGCACACCAGTGCCGCAAGGCTCTGTCAAAGCTTTTGGCAGCAGAGTCGTTGCCAACAACGAACATGCCTTAGGCAGCTGGCGCTCTGACGTTGCATCTTCTGCACAACGTGCAAAGCCCGCTGATTGGGACATCAACGCCGCAGTATCGCTGCGTTGTGAGTTCGTGTTCCCGCGACCTCTGTCCCATTACGGCACCGGCAAGAACTCTACAAAGCTCAAGCCATCAGCACCTAGGTATCACGTCAAAACCCCAGACGTGGACAAGTTGGTGCGCGGCGTAGCCGACTCTATCGGTGACGCTGTTGCGCGGGTTTTGCTGAACAACGACAGCCAAATCGTTTCCATTTACGCCGCTAAGAGGTATTCAACAGATGACTTCCTTGGAGCCATCATCACCATCACAGCCCTTTCCTAATCTTGGCGATGTCATCACTACTGATGATGTCAGCACTAAAGGATCAGGCAGTTACAAGGCTGATTACATCAACTGGGCACGCACGATGCACCTGCTGCATCTACACGCCCCAGGGTTTCAGTTTCACTTAGCTCACTACGTCGATAGCAGTCACGTTTGGAAAGCTCCAAACGGCACTGCTTACGTCGTTGGCTATTTCACCGGGCCTAATGGGCAGCGCACTCCTGACTTCCCTCAGGCTGTTATGGACAACCGCAACAATGCGATTGCCTTTGACAAGGTCACAGCACGCGATTTAACAGACAGCCATCGCCGTTGTTTGTGTACGGCTGCAGCTGCACAGTTCGGCCTTGGTTGGCAGCTCTGGGCACGCGAGGAGGTTGAAAACCCTCACCGCGAAGAAAAGAAGGCCAAGCCAGCTGCGCCAGCAAAAGCGGCAACTGTTAAAGAGGTCTCTGCTGAGGACCAACCTCTGTCAGAAGAGGAGCGCCAAATGCTTATAGGTCTCATCCAAGAGATGACACCTGGCAAGCGTGAGGACTTCTGCAAGTCGTTCCGATTTGCGTTCAAGTTAGGTGACGACGCTAAGGTTGCTCCCGCAATCACTAGCCGCAAGCACCAGGTCTGGATTCAACAAAATGCCTGACGGAGACAAAAAACGTGAACAACAGGCCAAGGCAGATGCCAACCGCCGATCACAGCACTTTCAAGTGCGGCTAGATAAACAGCTAGCCCAACAGCTGCAGCATTATGCCGATCAACGTCATAACGGCATCATCAACTCTGCACTGATGACCATCATCTCTAAATTCTTCAACGGAAAGTAATGCCTGACTTCGCACCCGACGCCTTCAACATCTGGGCCAACTTCAACAAGGACCAAAAGAAAGACGGTCACTATTGGGCACAGATGGACGTGCCTTTGGACGAGCTGCGCAAGCTCTTTGAATGGGCCAAAACAGCTGAACGCTGTGAGGACATTAGAGGCCAAGAGTGCGTCAAGCTCCGCGCCAACTTGATGCCTCGCACTGCTAAGGAAAGCAAGAAGCCTTACCTGATGATGGCTCTAAGCGATGCCAAGCCCAGCACAGCTGACAAACCTCGCATTGATTTCTAACGTGGGAAAGAACGAGGGGGGAGCGCAACCGCGCTCCTTTTTTATGAGGCCAACCATGAAGCAGGTCGAGAAAGACGGGCTGCTGCTGTGGGAGGTGAGCTACTGCGGCATGGTCCGCTACTTCAAGCATGACTGGCAGGCCAAGTGGCACTACGAATCGTGCGTCAGGCTCTACAGGTCAAGGATCACCGGGAAACAGGGCTAACCCCTTGCGCATGGTATGCCATGTGTGTATATTGGATTTGTTCAGGGGGAGACCCCACACACCCCGCCCACAGGGCGGCTTTGAAAAATGGATCTTCGGATCGTTGCCGGTTCTTTCTCTGACACCACCATCACGGTGGTTCCGGTCTCTGAGGCTGGGCAAAAGTTCCTTGGCTTTGCCGTTGAGTCGGTGCAAATGCCGAAGTCTCACCTTCAGCAGGCTTGCGAGTTTGCAGCTGAGCACGGGCTGAAAATGGGCAGCTAGGCCCTTTGGGGCTTTTAGTCCCAGCAAGCAATCTTGGCGTCTAGTTCTCCGATGCGCCCAACAGCTTGGCTAAGCAGTTTTGATTGGTGCCAGCTCTGTCTTACAAGGGCAGAGCAAAGCATCTTTAGTGCTTCATGGTCATCGCAGTTGCTGACTTCTCTAACGCTGCGTTCAAGCTCAAAGGCTTCCTCCGTTGTTGGGACTACCTGCATCCAGTCAGCCCAGCCCATCGGATTGTTACAGAGTCTGTTGCTCTGAATGGTAAGCAGCGTTTTTGTGCATGTCCATGGGGCTACTGCTCGACGAATATGGCCCAGCCGCTCCTGGGGCCATTGACTTGCCAACGTTGATGAAATGCAGCCTGCCGCACGCTGACGCGATAACCAGACAGGGCAGGATTGTGCGACCCCCTTTCAATATCTGGCAGGCCAAGCGGATCGCTCATCAGCCAACTCGCGTCATTGCTGTAACGACCGCTGTAACCGTGAATGACAGACCAGTGCCCGCAAGCTTCACTGCCGCACATCGGCGGCTCCCCGCGCAGCATGTCACCTCGGTGATACCAACCGGCCATCACGATGACGCCTGCGTCGATGGCTTCCATCACGTCTTCTGCATCAGCATTGTCAACAAAACGAACCTGCAGGCCCAGGCTCGTCAGTGCTTTGACGTGAGCGTAAACAGAGGTGGTGTCCCCGTATCGCTCCCTTATCTGTTCGTACTCTTCTTGCGTGGCAATCTTTTTGAAGTAAGCCGCCGCCATCGCCCCAGACGAGGTGAAGCACTTGCGTTCACCGCCAGGCAGGTCAAGTTGTTTGAAGTAGCGAGGCAAGAACACCTCCTGATCAATGCCGCTGGCTTTCCAAGCCTGAAACCATTCAGCGTCTTCAGACAGTAATTCAGCAGGCATGGCCTCCTCCAGCTGCTTGATGGCAGCCATGCGATGCGGCACGTCTGGCTTATACCACTCAAAAAATGGAAGCAGCGAGAGCACGGATGTGACCGCTAGAGCTGGCCTGATCTTGCTTGATCGCAACTGGCTACGCCAGAGCTGTATCCAGCGATGAAGATAACCATTGAACCGCAGAGCAACAGCGTTACTGCCCCGCCTGCAATAAACCAACCAGCTGCCGAGAACGCGGAGAGCTTCACTTCTCAATGCGCGGTCCCAGCAAGTTCTTGCCGACGTAATCGCAGATCTGATCGTCGATGGTGTTGTCGGTCGTCTTTGCGTAGGCGCGGAGAAGATCCATAACTAGACGTTTCACTGAATCAGATTTCAGAAAAGCCATCAGGATCGGCTTGACGATAAGAATCATTGGCCTGGCCTAGTTACCCTTAAAGGGTAGCTCTGTTCCCCAATGGCAGAAACTCCAGACGATCATCACGAAAAGGAAGGCATCTGCGTTGCTGATGTCGTTAAGTGCGCTGTCTTGTTTTGGAGCGCCACTCTGCTGACCGTCTCTTATCTGGGCTTGTTCCCTCAGATGAAAATGGACAACACCTTTGTGGCATCTCTGTTGACTGGCGCAATGGCCTCTTTTGGCATTGAACGGAAGTCAAACGGGAATGGCAATAAGAAGCCGAATATCATTGACAACAAAGACACCAAAGTCGGCATCAAATGACCCGCGCATTTTTGGTATTGGGGATCACTTTGGCAGCTGCATTGCCTGCTCGTGCTGATCTTACCCACCGAATCAGCAGCAGCGTTCAGCTGGATGTCGGAGGTGCTTCAACCCGTGCCGTTCGCGTAGGCAACAGCTACAGCATCAGCGGCAGCGGAGTCGATACAACAGACGGCAGCACTGCAGGTGTTATCGGTGGCTTGGGGGCTCACACCGCTGGCGTTGGAGCATTAACCACGGTGACCGCATCTCAGAGCACCGACGGCAACGCTTTTAGCTTTTCAAACTCTTACACAATCGGGGATGCGGTGCCCACGTCAGCGCCAACAGTTGGCGAGGTTCCTGCCTTTGGCGACGTTACTTCTGAGTCTGCAGGCACCGCCTCAACATTGGCAGGCACACTGACAACAGCAGGTGCCATCACTGTGACGGCAGGGGGAGCAAACACCAGCGCCATCGGGCAGGTGATCAGTGAACTGCAAAGCCGCTAGTGCGCTTTTGCTGCTCTTGGCATCACCAGCCGCAGCGGTCCCTGTGGTCCCAAATTTTTCGCAGGGAGTTGTCTCGACCCACACAGAGACCAAGACGATTGTGAAAGAGAACATCGTCTCGGAATCGCACCGCACCGGCTGGGAGTACACGGTCAGCGGGAGTGGAGTTGAGCCAAGCAGCGGCACTGTGAGCCCTGCTGTCAACGGCACAAGCTTAGACCTTGCTAATCGCAGCAACTGGGTTCAATCAACGCCGGGCGCTGCCTTTCAGTTTGCGGAGACCTATCAAGGTCCAGGGCTGATTGAGAAAGTGATCATTGACAGAGAAACCATCATTGAAAGCGTGACCGACTCCACCAGCACGTTCAGCCAATGAGAGCGACAGCAACTGCACTGCTGCTCGGTTTGATCTACGGCACACCTGCCGCTGCACAGGTGAGCGCGACTGCATCGCCTGTCAGCAATAGCAGTGGCTCAGTGGTCAACCAAGCTGTGCAGGTCACTCCAGGTCAATATCAAAAGTTCAGCTTCGGGTCTGGGATTCAGTGCGACGGAGCAACGCTAAACATCTCCCCGTTCCTGTCCGGCGTCCACTCTTTTGGCAAGCCAAACAACGAGTATTACCAAGAGCCGGTCTACGACAACAGCGACAACTACGGCCTCAAAGATCCAGAAACAGGCTTAGACGGACCAGACGGAATCCCCGACAATCCGGGCCGAGTCCTGTTCATGAAGCCAATGAGGACGGGCTATCGCAGCAACTACAGCAACAATTTTGGGATCACCGCGACTATCTCAGTGCCCTTGGATCGCCGCGCTATTAACCAGTGCCTGAAGGCCGCAGAGAAACAGGTCGCGCTCTACGAACAGAGCCTTGCTGACAAAAGACTCAACTACGAGATGGGCCGCCTCAAAGCTTGTGCGCAGGCGATCCGGGAGGGCTATGGCTGGTCAGATAACAGCCCATTCAAAGCAATCTGTGCAGATGTAGTTCTCAAGCCGATCCCTGTGGAA